ATGGCTGCATTTGATTTTGCAAAAGTAAAAGACCCCACCTTTTTCAAGGAAAACGTGCTGAATGCTCATGCAAGTTTCCGTACTTACGCTTCCCGCGAAGAATATCTGGCAGGAGAATCTTCGCTTGCGCTGAAGCTGGACGGCATCTGGAAATTCGCCTACGCAAAGAACTACACCAGTGCCATCCCCGGCTTTGAAAAGATAGGTTACGATTGCAGCGGCTGGGATGACATTCATGTTCCGGCACACATCCAGATGGAAGGCTACGACATTCCCCAGTACGCGAATGTTCAGTATCCGTGGGATGGCCGTGAAGAAGTACAGCCGGGCGAGATCCCGCAGCGGTTCAATCCGGTGGCAAGCTATGTAAAATACTTCGAGCTGCCGGAACCCATGCAGGGCAAGCCCGTCCACATCGAGTTCGAGGGTGTGGAAAGCGGCATGGCTCTTTGGCTGAACGGGTCTTATGTGGGTTACACCGAGGACAGCTTCTCCGCACACGCATTCGATCTGACTCCCTATCTCCAGCCTGGCGTGAACAAACTTGCTGTGCAGGTGTTCAAGTGGACTTCCTCCAGTTGGTGCGAAGATCAGGACTTCTTCCGCTTCTCCGGCATCTTCCGCAGTGTGTGGCTGTACGCCATCCCCACCGTGCATCTGGAAGATATATCCGTCAAAACGCTGTTTGCCGGGGATGATTTTACTCATTCCACGCTGGAAGTTGCACTGCAGGTGGAGGGAAAGGGCGCGGCCCGTTTGACCCTGCGCCGCAGTGAACTGGAAGTGTTCTCCGAAAAAATCGCACTGAACGGCGGCTCTGCTCTGTTCAGCCATGCGGTGGAGAACCCCCACCTGTGGAGTGCAGAGGACCCGGCTCTGTATGAACTGGAAATTGAGCTGCTGGACGACGCAGGCCATCTGGTAGAGGTGACTGGGCAGAAAGTCGGTTTCCGCAAGTTCGAGTTGAAGAACAATCGGATGCTGCTCAATGGCAAGCGCATCGTGTTCAAGGGTGCCAACCGTCATGAGTTCAGCTCCATTACGGGTCGTGCTGTGGGCGTACACACCCATGAGGAACTGCTTCGGGATATCATCACCATGAAGCAGAACAACATCAATGCCATCCGCACCAGCCATTACCAGAATCAGGATGCACTGTACGACCTGTGCGACGAGTATGGTCTGTATCTGATCGCAGAGAACAATCTGGAATCCCATGGCACATGGGACATCCATCAGGCGGGCATTCGCGGCATCGAGGGCGTTTTGCCCAATGATAAGCCGGAGTGGAAAGCTGTCTTGTTTGACCGCATGAATTCCACCTACCAGCGTGACAAAAACCATCCTGCTGTTCTGATCTGGTCTCTGGGCAACGAATCGTTTGGTGGTGAGACCCTGCTCCAGATGGCCGAGATGGTCCGCCGCTTTGATGACACCCGTCTGGTGCATTACGAAGGTGTGGTCAACGATCCTCGCTTCCTTGAAACCACCGATATCGAGAGCCATATGTACAGCACTGTGAAGGACATTAAAGAGTATCTGGCACAGGGCGATAAGCGGCCTTATATCGAGTGCGAATATTCTCATGCTATGGGCAACTCCAACGGTGCTTTGCACAAGTACACGGAACTTGCCGACCAGAAGGACTGTGGCTATCAGGGCGGCTTTATCTGGGATTACATCGACCAGTCCATCTGGAAAAAAGACCGCTACGGCAAGTGGTTCCAAGCCTACGGCGGCGACTTCGGTGAGCGTCCTACCGACTATAATTTCAGCGGAAATGGCATTGCCTACGGTGGTGACCGTGCTCCTTCTCCCAAGATGCAGGAGGTCAAGTTCTGCTATCAGAACATCGCCATTTCCATCGACAACTCTGGATTTGAAGTCTGGAATAAGAACCTGTTCACCTCTACGGGTGCTTTCGACTGCGTTGCTCTGCTGCACCGTGATGGAAAGCTGTATCAGCAGCAGGAACTGACCCATATTGATGTTGCTCCCGAAGAGCGTTCCAGCTTCCCGCTGCCGTTTATGATCCCTGCGCTCCCCGGTGAATATGCAGTGACCATCAGCTTCCGTTTGAAGGAGGACACCAGCTGGGCAAAGAAGGGCCATGAAGTCGCCTTTGGACAGGGTGTGATCGCTGTGGTTCGTTCCATTCCCAGCAAGAAGGTCACGCCGTTTACCGTTACGCACGGTACACACAACATCGGTGTCCGGGGTGAGAATTTCGATGTTTTGTTCTCCGATCTGAACGGCGGTCTGACTTCCTACCGCTATGCCGGCAAGGAGATGATTCAGGAGATCCCCCGGCCCAACTTCTGGCGCGCTCCCACCGACAACGACTGCGGCAACAACATGGGCGGCGTTCGCGGTCAGTGGAAGCTGGCAAGCCTGTACGCTACCGCCAAGGGCATCGGCAGAGAGATTCCGTCTGTTCATGGCGGCACCATCCTCCAGAACCCCACCTGCGAGGTGGAAGCCGACAGCGTGGTCGTGACCTATCTCTATAACCTCCAGACCAGTCCCGCAGCAGAGTGCAGCCTGCAGTACCGTGTGTTCGGTGATGGCCGCATCCAGACCACCCTGCACTATGACCCGGTGGAAGGACTTGCAGCAATGCCGGAGTTCGGCGTACTGTTCAAGATCGACGCTGACTACGACACGGTGGAATGGTACGGAAACGGCCCTGCGGAGACCTACTGGGATCGTCAGCATGGTGCAAAGCTGGGCATTTACCAAAACAAGGTTGCAGACAACATGGCACAGTACCTTGTGCCGCAGGAGTGCGGTGCAAAGACCGCTGTGCGCTGGGCAAAGGTAGTGGACCGCAAGGGTCGCGGGCTGCTGTTTACCGCAGATGCCGCAAAGCCCATGTTCTTCTCTGCGCTGCCCTACACTCCCCATGAAATGGAGAGTGCCAAGCATCCCTACGAGCTGCCCCCGATCCATTACACGGTGATTCGTGCCATGGGTGAGCAGATGGGCGTCGGCGGCGATGACAGCTGGGGTGCCAATGTCCACCCAGAGTATATTCCCGATGTGACCAAGCCTGTGGAGTTCACCTTTACCTTCCGTGGCATCTGACCCTCGTTATTAAGACACCTTCGCGTTGAGATAGGGACAGCCCTGCATGAGATTCCTATCAAAAGCGAGGGTGTCTTTTTTGGTATCACAAAATCTCAATTCCTGACACCACTATTTATAAGTAGTGCTTCGCTCTATACAAGTAGCGTTGCTATGTCAAAATAGCCGTATTCTGCTTTTGTTCAGAGCATTTCTTTGAATGGTTCTCCAAACTTTCTTTATGGCATTGTGGTCAAAATTGTGGTCAAAACCAAATGAGGTCAGCCTATAAACAAAAAAATCCAACGATTTCTAACGTGAAATCGTTGGATTTAAATGGTCCACCTGACACATTCTCACTCGAACAATTTTTCCCTTTACGCCACCCCCAATTCTTTCTACATACTTCTTTCAAATCTTACTTTTTCTCGTACATAGTATCCGCTGCATTATACAGCATCTCCAAAAACTGTCCCGCCGTTGGCCGATGATCCAGCGGGTATCCCGCCAACACCTGCACTTTTCCAGGTCAGTTTTCCATGCCAGCTTTGCCGTCCTGCGAACAGCGCTCTCCACAGCCCTCCAAGCATGACCAGAAGCTTCCGCCACAGGCAGATAAACTTCCTTCTGCAAGGCTCGCAACCGGTCAGGCCTGGTGCAAATCAGCGTCATACACTGCCGGAGAGTATAATAATCATTCTTTGTGCGAATGATACCCAGAGGGCGCAGCAAGTGGTCAAATTGTGTATCAGTCATTCTAACACATCCTTTCGCCCATCATGCTACGCCTTTTGTCGAAAGAAGTCGAAAACGCAAATTCAGCCCCGAGGAACCATCAGGCTCCCCGGGGCTGCTGCTATGTACTCTTACTTGATTTTTCCCTGCATCTGATCCAGCAGCTCATCTGCGTGGATGGCCTCGGGAGTAAAGCTGTTGTTCTCCCACCATGCCCAGATGGCGGCAGCGGTGGTCAGGCCAGCGGTCACCCACTGCTCCACGCTGGCGCTGTCGATGGGCAGCACCGGCTTGCCTGCTGCGCTCAGCAGCTGGTTGGCGAGGGCCAGTGCCAGCACAACAGTGCGGGCAATGGTTGCGGCGGGAATTTTCTTGTTCATCATAGGTCAGTTCCTTTCTCTTTCGTATTCATGTTCTTCCAGATCGGCAATGCGGTGGTTTGCCACTTTCAGCTGCTCCTCGATCACCGGCACCCGCTGGGCAAAGTTGTTGTGCATCCGCACCTCCCGGGTCAGCTCCTCCAGCTTGGTCTCGGTCACGGCCTGCGTCTTGCCGTTGGCAATCAGCACACCGATCAGCGTCACGCCGCCGGTGATCACAGCGGCCAGAATCGTCTCCATCGGTCTCACACCTCCATTACCGGAATACCGTATTCCTCGGCGCACTGCCGCTCAATGCGACAGCCGCGTGCGTACTCCCAGCCCGGGGCGAAAACCGCCACGTCAGCCTTAGCCAGAAACTCGATGCTGCGTGCCAGATAATCCAGCGGCTTCGCATCGGGGCCAAAGTCCTCAAAGAACGTTTCCAGAGGAACCGCATCGTCACCAAACACAGCCTTTGCCTTCCCGATCACTGCGGCACGCTCCTGCAGCACCTGCTCGTCCGATAGGCCGTTCATAGGCTGGCTGATAAAAAGCTTCTTGCTCATCACTTATGCTCCTCTCACTTTCGTCAGCCCGGCCCGCTGGATGATGGCAGCATAGCCCTTGTAAGCATGGCTCAGGTCTACCGGGCCGCTCACGCCTGGGATCTTGCCGCTGCTTGTGTACTGCCACATGCCGTGGCGGCGGGCGGGGCGCTTGCCGCGGTAGTCCGCGATCCACAGATCGTAAGCAGCGAGTGCTGCCATGTCGAGGGCGGTATCCGCGAAATTGGTGTAGGTGTACACCATTGCATACAGCCCCCACGCTTCTAGTTGGGCAGCGGCTTCGGCCACGCGGGCGGACAGCTTTGCGGGGGCCATGGAGCGCAGGCGGGGGTCCTCCACATCGATGGCAAGGGGCAGCTGGAACGTTTTGCCCCGGAGAGCTGTTTTGAGGGCGGCCAGCTCCTCCTCCGTCTGCCGCTGCGTGACCGCACAGGTGTAGTAATAGCCGCCCACGGGCAGGCCCAGCCGGGCACACTCGGCGTAGTTGCGGGCGAAATAGGGGTCGAGGTAGGGCTTGCCGCCCTTGCTGCCCAGCACCCGCAGCATCACGCCGTCGATTTTGCCGCTTGCCTTGACCTTGTCCCAGTCAATGCTGCCCTGCCATTTGCTCACGTCGAGAATTGTTCTGGGCATTCTGCGCCTCCTTTGCAGTATTCAAAGTGACTCCCGCATAAACTCGCCAACTCGTACCGGCATCATCATTGGGCCAAATCGTGACATGCTTTCCACTGCAGATTGGCCATGCATGGAATTGTCGAATCCCATACATTTCATCGCCGAATGTATGCGTTCCCGGTTTTGTTGTGCAGGGATGATGCGGTAGCTCGTCTATGGTCATGGTATGCACATGGTAATGCTGCGGGTCTTTCTGATATTCAGCTCTCTGTAGGGCAACAGCTTCCTGCACGATCTTGTTAAGCCCTGCATGGTCATACTCCATTTTGAAAGTTCCGCTCTCGAGCAGCTCGTCCAATGTTCCCTCCAGGGTCGTGTCACCCAGTGTGATGCGCACCTTCAGGTCATCCATTGCTCTGCGCCTCCTTACTGTGTAATTTCCTCAAAGCCGCTCTTGATAAGAATCGCCTTGACCTTCTCCTTCAGCAAGCGGGGGCAGCGCTCATACAGAGCTTTTGCCTCCTCCACGGTCTCAGCGGACATAATTTCCTGTGCCCATAACATAGCCATCATAAATACCATCCTTTCGATTTTTTGTGTGATTTTACGCATAGACAGTCTCGCTCATTTCCAGCAAGCACTGCTTCAGCATTTCGTTTTCGTTTTTCAGCGCTTCCAGCGTCTCCGGCAACTTGTCCAGTACCTCCTGCCGCTGCTGGGCTTCCCTATGGGCCTTTTCCTGCGCATCCAGCTCTTCGGCGGTCGGCGGCTGGGGCACTTCCCCGTATTCGTACACCTCATACTCCGTCCCGCATAGCCGGATGCCCCAGTAAGCTTCCCCGGGCTGTGCATTTTGGTTGTGTGCGTTCACCGCAGCCTCGATCGCGCTGTAATCTGCCGGGGTGCCGTCGGTCTCGGTCGGTACCGTGTACCCGGGGCGGATCGCTGTTTCTTCCATTTTGAACTCTCCTTTCCGGGTGCTCAGTTAATATAGTTTTGTTCGAGCCATAAGAACCCAGTAACCGTTGTCACCAGCGTATTCAGCGGCAGCACGATGCAGGGGCGCAGACCGTACGAGTCCTCTCTGTGGCGGCCTGCACTGGAGAAACTTCCATCCGCATAAAACGTGTACATATAGTTGCCGTTGTAGCTTCGCTTGGAGCGTGTCCAGTATTCAGTGTCTGCTTTTCGTTTGTCGGTGGCAGCAGTCGTGTAGTCGAAGTAGTCCAGCTTTGCACCCTCCTGCGCCATCAGACCATCTATGCCCTGCCAGGTGTAAACACCCATCTCGACCGCGGAAAGCAGAAAGCACTTTCTCGAAAGGCCGTTTGAGCCGGAGGAAACCTTGGCCGAGCTGTAATCCGCCCGCTTCACGTAGGGCAGATGCACGGTCATCAGGCGGTTTGCTACACTGGGTGTGATATTTCCGCCCGGGTAGTTGACACACCAGTTGTCCAGTGCCCACCCTTCGTAACCGTAGATGTAGTTACTGCTATCGATCGCTGTTGAGCCTGCAACGTTCGTCCTCCAGAGCCATGCACCGTTGGCCGTGCTGTCGTATAACCCACCGCCCGGAACGCCCTTGTGCACCAGCTTATACCAGCGGGTAGTGCCGCTCGGGTCTGCAATGCCAAATTCCGTCCCCAATGCAAAAGAGCTGATGGGATTGCCGCCGTCATAGAACTTCTTGGCCACGCCGTCCACGCCGATATAGCCCTTGTGTACTGGCCTTGCGGTACCGCCCACGCCGGTGTAGATTTTGGAGACCGACTTGGCACTTCCGCCGATTCCGGTATAAATTGCCATGTTCTCCCCTCCTTATGCGTACACCAGCAGGATAGTGCCGGTTGCAAGGCTGCTTCCCGCACCGGGGTCACTGGTTTGGGATGTAATGGTGGTCACACCCAGCCAACTCTGCATAACCGACTTGTTGACATCCTTGATTTTCGTACCGTTGTCCGTATAGCCTGCAATGTGCGTCAGATTCGACGTGTTAAGGCCGTCGCCCGCATAGCCGACTTGGATTGTTCTGGATGCGTCCTTATAGTCGGTTACGCCGGTTGCTTTTGTGGCGGTGGTTGCATTACCATCCAGCGAACCAATGAATTTGTTGGCCCTGACATTTGCAAAAGAGCCGCTTCCTCGACCGTCATTAAACCGATACTCATCAATGGTGTTGTCTCGATATCCCAAGTAGACTGTGTTGTTTTCTGGGATGCCAACAAAATTCACTTCATTCTTGTTCTCGAACTCCAATTTCGAGTGGTTATGCGCACTCGGTGGAAACGTACTCGGCTTATCCGTCACGGAATTCCAGTCCGTCTTGATGCTCTTGAACTTGTCGCCCACAGTCTTTGCATCCGCCGGTGCATCGGGCACGGACAGGGTCTTGTCCGTGCCGGCCCGTGTTCCGGCAAGCGCTGCGGCATCCTCTGCGGCTTTCTGAGCCTTTTCTGCTGCCTGACGGCTTGTAGCTGCCGCTCCCGCACTGGTGGATGCCTCCCCGGCCTTGGTGGCGGCGGTGGAAGCGCTCCCCGCAGCGTCGGTGGCCTGCTGGGTGGCAGTGTTTGCCGCAGCGGTGGCCGTCTTGGTGGAGGCCGCCACGTCGTTCAGGGCCGCGGTGCGGGCCTGTGCGATGTTCTGCAAGGCGGTGGTGTGCTCCGTCTCCGTGTCCTGCAGGGCCCGCTTGGCGGCGGTCTCACTGGTCTTGGCGTTCTTCTCGCTGGCAGCGGCGTGGGTCTCACTCAGGGCTGCTGCGTCCTCGCTGGCTTTGGCGTTTGTCTCACTCGTCTTTGCCGCATTCTCACTGGCCTTGGCATTGGTCTCCGATGTTTTTGCGTTGGTCTCGCTGGTCTTGGCTCCTGCCGCACTTGCTTCGGCCTCCCCGGCCTTTGTGGTGCAGGTGGCCACACTCGCATCCATGCTGTCAGCACTTGCCTTCGCCTTGTCCGCGCTGGCTTTGGCGTTGGTTTCGGATGTTTTTGCGTTGGTCTCACTGGTCTTGGCCGCGTTCATGCTCTCCAGCGCCTGCTTGGCGTACTTTGTCACCTCGGCCACGAACTGTTCATAGATGCTCGGCGTAATGTTCTCGGTGGTCGTGTCGGTGTCGATGGTGTCATAGCAGGTGTACTTGCCGGGCTTGGTCATGGCAATGTAGCCGCTGTCGTTGATAGCCAGCAGCATCCAGGTGCCCTCTTTTTCCAGTGTCCACCGCCGGTCTACCAGTGCGCTGTTGTTCTCGTCCAGGATCTGCGGGTCCGGCAGGGTGCCGCTCAGCCGCTTCACATGCAGCGAGATGGTGCACGCCTTCCACTCCTCCGGCACTTCAAAGTGCAGCCGGTCCACCTTGGCGCTCCGCACACCGCCCAGATACAGCGTCTCAATGTTCGCCCGGAACGTAGACCCATTGTCCTGCAGCTTTCTGATCTTGATATCCAGTTGGCTCACAGTTTCACTCCCTTCCTGCCCCTATCCTATCACGCCCCGCCGGGTGCAACTACCCCGGACATACAAAAGGGAGGCCGTTCACCCCGAACGGTCTCCCTTTTCTTCTAAGCAGAGCTCCCCCCTTGGGAGAGCTGCAAGCAACTGCACCGCAGGTGCATTGCGCACTGAGAGGGTTCACCTCACCCCTGCCCACTCATCCTCGCTGTTCTTTACCTGTTTCTCCTTCTTTGCCGCGTCCTTCACCCACTGGGCAAAGTTCTTCTCCTCGTACATCTGGCTGCCGTCGGCCTTTTCCAGCTTCAGCAGCATCTGTTCCAGCTGTTCCCGGTCGTGGTCGTTGCCCGCCAGATACTCCTCTTTCACCGCATCGGTGATCTTGCTCTTGATCTGGCTGTCCGCTTTGCCCGCCGTCCGCAGCCGGTCGATCTCGTCCTGTACGTCCTTCCGCTTTCCGGTTTCCAGTGCGTCCGTCAGGTCGGAGTAGACCGTCCGGTCCTTGTCCCCGACCAGCAGACTGTCGGCCTTCTGGTTGATTGCTCCCGTCACAAGGTCGATCACCCATGTCCGCTTTTCCGCGTCAGCTTTCACACCCTCCCGGATGCCCAGGGTCTCGTACATTTCCCGCACAAGCTGCTTTGTCAGCTCCTGGCGCTGGCTGTCTTTACCCTCGTTCCGGGCCTGTGCAGCCTGCTCCACCTCCGGGCTGTATTTCTTCAGCCGGTTCTTCAGCTGGCTGGCAATGGTCTTTTCGTCCTTGCCCATGGCTTCCAGCTTCGCCATAGCACCGCTGGCGTTGTCCGTGTCCCCCTCGGCAATGGCGTTGTACAGCCGGTCATACTGCCCGGTGGCGCTCATCGGGGTCGAGCTGAACGAAAAGCCGCTTCCGCTTGCAATGTCTCGTGCATCTTCCACATAGGCATCAAAGGCATCCAGCATTTTCCGGGCGTTTCCCATAGGCACACCCGCAATTTCAAACCCGTACTGCATCAGGTTCACGCCTGCCTTTCGCAGTTTCTGGTGATACGCTTCCAGCTGTTCCTCCGTCATGTCACCGGTGTCCTGCCGGACAAGGCTGAAAAACTTCGTTACTGCTGCAAAAAGATCATTCACAGCGCTGATGTTGGTTGCACTCACCACATCGTAATCCGTACCGTTCACTGCATTTCCCACAGCGCTGTACAGCTCGCTGCCATACAGGAAGTTGCCCGCAAAGCTTTCCGTGTACAGATTCAGGAATCGCTTGCTCACGCTGGCTGCGGTCACATCTCCGTTCTCGTCCTGCTCTCTGTCCCACCAGTGCAGCAGGAAGTCCGCACCGATCTTCATCAGTGCAAACACAGCAGTCTGGGTGATCTGGCTCACAATGGCCCGGTTCAGGTTCTTTCCGGCCCGCTTCACTTCTTCTGCTGTCTCGCTGCTGTGTGCAGCCTTGTCCCGTGCTTTCTGGGCGTTGTAGTCCATCACCGCATCGGCCAGGATGCCGTAGTTCTGGAACCTCTGGGTCGTGAACATGGTCAGGGTCTTGGTCATCTGATCCGGGTTGCGCTGGATCCCCGCCCGTTGCATGGTGGTGTAGTTTGGCTGGGTCTCCTCGATGACCCGCTGATACATCTTGTTCACGGCTTCCCAGTAGGCTTCGCTGCCTTTCGTGGCTGCACCCTCTGCAAACTCGTTGGTATGGTGCTCCACATACCGCTTGGAGCCTTCCCACAGTGCCGCCACCGTGATCTCGTCCATGCTGTTGATCCAGCCGGTCACCCACTTGGGCAGCTTGTCCATGGCCTTTTCTGCCGCGCCCTGGCTCACGCCAATGCTGGCAAGCTCACCCCGCTGGCTGCCCCGCAGTCGGTATCGCAGCAGCACATCCCCGTGCTGGGCGATCTCCGCCTCCAGCGCCGCCCGCTGCTTGCCGGAAAGGTTCTTCACAAATGGCACCACCGCTGCCATGGTGTCCGCACCCAGTACCGCGCCCGCCGTTGGCAGAGATGCCGCCTGCGCAATGGCCACGCCCGGGTTCAGCGTCAGGATCGCACCCGCATAGTTGCCGCGCAACCTGTCCAGCACTTTGGTCATTGTGGTCGAGCGCTTTCTTTGCGTAGTCTGCAGGTCGGTCAGCAGGTCATCGATGTAGTTCGTCGCGCTCTGGCCCCACTGCTCTTTCAGGATACCATTTTTCAGCATCTTGATGCCGTCCTCGGTCTCAATGCCACTGTTCAGCACCTTCTGCACGTCCCGGATGGGTGCCGCCAGTCCGGCGTAGGCTGCCGTGTCCCGCAAACTCCGCTGCACCACGCTGCTGCACTCCTCCAGCAGGATGGGCATCTGGCTCTTGACACGGTTCTTCAGAAAGCCCCGGCCCTCAATGGTGGCATCCAGCTTCACGCCCTCGATCTGGGTCGCCAGCGCCGTCTTGTCCACTGCAATGGGGTAGTAGCTTTTCACGGTGGCCCGCTGGTAGCCCAGCAGCTTCATGCTCGTCTCGTTGATCAGGTTCGTGGTGTAGCTGCCGAAGAAATTCTTCATGTCCTCGCACCAGGCCCGGTCGTAGTCGGTCATGGCCTTCTCCACGGCCTGGATCACGGTGTCGGCCATGGGGTTTCCCGTGCTGTCCGTCAGCATTCCGATCTTCACGGTCTGGCCCTTCTGGTAAGCCTTCTCAATGTCGCCCCTGTTGTACTCCTCCGCATCCGGGATCGTCAGGCCACCGTTCAGCAGGTGCTCCCGGCTGTCGGCGTTCTGCAGGTGCATGTACAGGCTGCACAGCTGGGCGTGGGTCAACGGTGCAGCCCGACCCTTGCTGTCCTTCAGGCCAATGTCCACCAGCTCCGCGCCCGGACCGGCGAATTTTTCCATCTGTCTCAGGTTCGCCTTGCCCGTCACATTGTCAAAGAGCTTCGTTCCCTCCACAGTGATCCGGGTCTGTTCCCGCTGGCCGTCATTCAGCATGGTGCCCAGCTTCTCCATCTGGCTGTTCTTTGCGTAGCCGCCCAGCATCCGGAACACACGGCCAGCCCCCAGCATGTCCAGGTTGTATCTGGTCAGGGCGCTCCGCAGTTTTCCATCGTTGCCCTTGCTCTGGCGCACCTCTGCAGCCGCCTCGTTGGCGATCTTATCCACTGCTTCGGCTTTCTGCAAGCTCAGGGTCTTGTTTGCCGTCCGGATCACGTGCAGGGTGCTGGTCGTAATGGCTTTCAGCATCCGCATCTGGTCCACCGTCATGGGCAGATAGGTGCGGTTCTCGGTCTCCCGGATCCGCTTTCTCAGCCGGTCACGCAGCATCTCGGCCTTTTCGCTGTCCGGCAGTGCCTCGGCCTCTGTCAGCTGCTGGTTCAGCCGGTCAAGCTGGGCCTGCTTGCTGGCATTCAGGTCAGCCTGCAGCGCGTCAATGAGCTCCGGCACCTTGCTCAGCTTCCAGTCCTCGCTGATGCCGTTGGAGCTGTTCTCGGCTCCCATCGACTGCATGATGCTGGTGCGCAGGGCCGTCAGCCGGGCCACGGCGTGGTCGTTCAGCAGGGTCATATCCGCCAGCTTTGCCACCTCTGCCGCCTGCTGGATCAGGTGGGGCTGCACATACCGGTCCTTGCTGGGCCGCAGGATCATCTGGTTCAGCTGGGCAGCATTGGCCCGGATGCCCCGCCGCAGCTCGTCCTTCTGCCGACCGTCCCGGGCTTTCTGTACCCGCTTCTCAGCCAGCTTCTTGGCAATGGCAATGTCCTCGTCCCGCTGCTGCTGGGCTGCAGTGATTGCAATTGCATTCCTCTCTGCCTGCTTTTCCTGCCATTCCTGAGCCTTGCGCTGATTTTCCTGTTCCCATTCCATGATCTCGTTTTCCTGATGGATCAGCTGCCACTCGGCCCGATCAGCCCGGCGCTGTTCTCCTGCCACCTGGTGCGAAAGGCTCCAGTTCTCCCGCTTCAACTGTTTGTTTTCCAGCCGGATCTCGTCCAGCATCTGCTGGCGTTCTTCCTTCAGCCGCTTCTTTTCGGCCTTCCACTCCCGTTCGTAGGCTTCCTTCAGCACGTCCAGCTTTTCGGCCATGTCGCCGTAGTTGGTGATGTCCAGCCCCAGCGTATCCAGATTCTGATCCAGCAGCTTTTCTGCTTTTTCATTCCGCTTCTGCTGTTCTGTCCACTGCTGCAGTGCTTCATCCCGGCTTCCGTTCCGGCTGTTCTCATACATCCTTCGGTTGAACTCCCGGTTCTGCTCCTTCTGCACCTTCCGCAGGTCCTTCAGCGCCTGCTCCGCGTTCTCCTCGCCCACGGCAGCAGCCACAGCCTGGCGCTGCCAGCGCTGGAACCCGTCAAAGATGGCCTGTGCATCGGTCATCTCCGGCACGCTCAGGATATCACCCAGCATCCGGTCGGCCAGCTCCACTTTGGCATCCTCGTACTCGGCAGCATCCGCAAAGCGGCTCATCATCCTGGGCTTGATGGCATCGTGCACGTTCATCAGCACATCCAGCCACTCGGTGCTCTCCATGCTGGCCGCGCCGTCCACGCCCGCTGCCTTGGCCGCGCCCCGGAACAAGGCCGCTGCCCCTTCCTTTGTGCCGCCCATGGCCCGGGTGTCGTTGACGATGGCTTCATACACTTCCGCCGGGTTGCCGTCCCGCACACCCTCTGCCTGCCGCAGCTTCACACCGTGCCGCCGGGCCTCCGCCACCGCTTCGCTCCACGTCCCGTACCGCTTCACCAGCTCCGCCTTGGCCGGGCCGTCCTTGTTCACCGTGTAGCTCAGGTCGTGGTATTCCGGGTACTCGTCCCACAGCTCGGTGTTCCGGTAGGTCGCCCCGCTCAGAATCTCATCTGCAATGGTCTCAGACAGCGCGCTGGCCTTGCTCATGCTGGCCCCGTCCGCCGTCATGTACTCCACCAGCGCCCGGGTCTCTCCGGCAATTTTTGTCCGGTCGGCCCTGCTGCCGTTGGCCTTTGTCCACCGTACCGCCAGCCCGTCAATGGAATCCTGGCTGATCCTCACACCGTGGGTCACACCCATCATCTGGGCCAGCGTTTCCATCGCCGCGCGGTTGTCCGCAATGGCCCGGCTTGCCTGCCGCTGGGTGTTCTTCCGCGCGTCCCGTTCCGCCTGTTCGGCTTTGGCCGCCAGCTGGTACCGGAATCGTGCCAGGCTGCTCTCTGCGGGCAGCTCACCGGTCTTGTAATAGTCCCTGATCTCCCGCACAACACGGTCAGCATCAATGCGGCCGCTGTACTCCTTGCTGGCTGCAACCCTGCCGTCGGTGGTGGAAATATCCAGCGTGAACTTTCTCTGTTCACTGCCCAGGCTTCCCGCCATCTCACGGATCTGTTCCAGCTGTGCAGCGGTCGGGGCTTTGTCTGCGGCCAGGTCAACACCCGGAGCTTCCGCCATCACCCGCACATTACCGTCTGCCAGGAACTTGTTCAGTGCGTCCGTCCCTTCCGATACTTCCGCCGGGCCGAACACACTCATAATTTCCCGGTGGTCGGTGTCACGGGTCTTATCATTCCGGGCAAAATCCAGCATCTGCCCATCCGGCAGGATGTATCCGGCCCGTTCAAATTCACTCGTCGTGCCAAACTGCTCCACGGCCAGCTGACGGCGATACTTCGCCGCACCGCCTGCTTCCTTTGCTTTGGCATCATAGACAGCCTGCTGTTTCTGCTTCTGTTCATTTCTCTGGGTTTCCAGCTTGGCATGGGCTTCCCGCAGTGCATTATTCACTTCACCGATTCGGTTTTCAAGCTCTGCACCACGCTGGTTAAAGTCCTTCCGCTTTGCAAGGTACGCCTGGTATTCTTCACTGGCCTTAAACTCCTTTGCCTCGGCAGAGAACAAACCCAGAGATTTTCTCTTCGCTTCAATCTCCTTTACCTCGGCGCTGTTCAGCCAGTTTGTTCGCTCTGTTTTCAGGGCGTTTTGCTGGTGTTCCAGTTCCCGACTTTCTTTTTGAAGTGCCGCCAATTCATCCACGTTTCCAGCAGAGCCGTCACTCAGCTGGAACCGCACCGATTTCTTCACAGGTTCGCTGTTTTTCTTGCTTTCGGCATTTTCTTGTGCTATACTGTTTTTAGCAGGAAAGCTCGGGCGTTCACCGCCCTCCTCGGTTTTGAGTACCGTGTCAGCGCTTTCCTGATAAATAGAACCCTCCGACCCTCTGCTCCCCGAATCTTCGGATTCCATGTGGGCTTTGCCGAAGGGTTCTATTTTTGTAAACGGCACACCTTCCATCTTGACGTTTTGCCCATGATAGGATATACTACCCATAGAACCATAGCGTTGCAGTTCGCTAGGCATTTGGAAGCCTAGTGTCCTAAGTAACGCTGTGGTTCTTTTTTTGTTTTCAGAGGTATACAGCACTTCGCTGTTCCGCACAAATCTCACAGGGTCGTTATCCTTGGTATAAGCACTGGTCGCCTTCTGCATATCCTGGATCACGATTCGGTTTTCTACTGGCTGAAGATCCAGCACGCACAGTACGGGTCTGCCATCCTGCGCTTTCACGCTTCCAAACAAAACCAGTCTGGTATTCTGTGAACCGGCACGCCCCTTATTCTGGCTGGAAAGCACCAGAATGGGGTCATCCAAAATTTCCGGAATGCGTTTGATCTCGTTCAACGTCATTTCCGGGTGTTGTTCCAGAATCAAGCTGATTTTATCGCCTTTCATGTAGATGTCATTTTCTCGTGCGCCCAGTCCCTGCAAAGCTTCCGCCGTGCTGCCCAGCACAAAGATTTCCCGGCTGTTTCGTCCGTCACGGTTCCACTCGTCAATGTCCTGTGCATAGCTCGGGTTAATGGAATATCTCACGCCCTGTCCTTCCGCCGCGCTCTCTGTCTTGGGGGCAGCGGCGTTTTCTTTTGCACTGCGCAGGTTGTCCATCGCTTTTTCAGCGTGGGCAAAGTATTCGTCCTGCAAAATTCTGCGCTCGTTCTCGGCCAGGCGCTGGGCCTTCAGGGCAGCCCGGTTGTCGGGGTCAAGGGTCAGCACTTCCTTGGCCCGGCTGATGATGCCGCCCAGCATCTCCTTCACCCGGTTCATCACGGTGCGGATGGTTCCGGCCCTGCCGCTGTTCTTCTCGGCCTGCCCGCGCTGGAACTCTACCCAGCGCTTGAAATCGGATTCATTGGAGAAGATGCCCCGCCAGGCATCGCCCACCAGCTCCTCGGCAGCTTCCTCATAGGTCAGATTCTGCTGGGCATAGTCGGTCATCTTCTCCCGGATCATCTCGTCCACGGTCTCAAAGCCGCTGCTCCTGGCCAGATACAGCAGGGCATGGTCCTGCAAAGTCTTTGCTCCCTCGCTATCCAGTGCGTTGTACCAGTGGTAGTCCTCGTGCAGCACCGTGCCGAACGTATCCTGTGTACTGTCTCCAAAGAAGATCCGGGCCGTTTTTGTTTCCACATAAGCCTTCACGTTCTGATTATTCATCAACACATTCTTCATCACCGCCGTGGTGTCGGTTGCCGCCGCATTCAGCTCGATCACCTGGCTGCCAGCGTCATTCGCATTGCGCAGGGTCCCCTTGTAAATGGTCTCACCCCTGCCCGTCAGGCTCTGTTCCGTCAGAGTACCGCCCAGCTGGCTCTTGGCCCACCGGGTCTCTGCCGCATCCCTGCCGTAGGTGTAGGCGATCTCCAGCGCGTTCCGGCCCTTGAGGTTGCCCAGCACATAGTTCACGTTGGCCGCCATGCCGCTGCCGGTGCCCGCCAGCTCCAGCGCCTGGTCAAAGGTCTTCACGTCCTCCATCTGGCCCAGCCGGTACAGAGTGGATGCTGCCGCCGCATAGCGGTCACTGTCCACGCCTTCCGGCTGTTTCCGGCTGATCTCCTGCGCCGCCTTTTCGCCCACCTTCCAGCTCCGTAGCACCTGCTCCGTCCGGGCCTGCTTCTGGCCCTCCGTCCTCGGTGCTTCCATGCCGTAGGTCTCCCGCATCGGGCTGTTGCTGCTGTCCATCCCGTCAAGGGTGCTTTCTTCCACAGGGACCGACTGCATCACAGCCTGCCGGTCAGCTCCATTCTGCGCTGTCAGCTCAACGTTTCCCGTCCTGCCAAGGGCCCCCATACTAGGGGGACTGTCAGCGCTTATGCGCTGACTAAGGGGTTCTGCGCCGTCCGCTGCTGTTTCCGTGGGGCTTTCCACACTTTCCCCAGCGTTCTCAACAGCATTCTGCTGGCTGCGCTGTGCCGCCACTTCCCGCAGCATCCGCCGGGTAGCCGCAGCCGTGCTCGGCAACTTCACCCCATAGGCTTCCTCAAAAGCCGCGCGGTTTGCCTCGTTTCCGGCCTCCGGGGTGAACAGCCTGATGGTCTTGCCTGTCAGGCTGTCACCGGCCGCCGCTTCTGCAAACGTCTGCACAGCCAAGTTGTCCGATATGGCAGCAGTTTCCGCACTGTTGCCCTCAGCCGCATGGCCCGCCGCTTTCAGGTCAGCAGAGCCTTTTTCAGTCCCATCAGACTCCACCGACATGCCAAGGGCCCCACTATTAGGGGGGCTGTCAGCGCTCACGCGCTGACTGAGGGGTTCCGGTTCCCGCGCCAGCTCCTCCCGGCGCTGGTGTTCCTTCAGCGCCTGCTCGTATTCGTCCTGAGCGGCATACCGCTCCACGTTGCCCCGCAGGCTGGAATCTCCCGCGTTCATCCTGGAAAGCCCTGTGCCCACAGCGCCGCCCAGTGCACCGGACGCGCCGCCGGTCAGCCCCGCTTCCAGCGCCTGAACCAGCGTGTCCGTGGTAAACATGGTCTGGGCAGCTTCGCTGTCTCCCAGGGCCGCATCAATGGCCTTGTCGGCATAGGTCTCCACAAAGGCCTGCACGGCGTTGTCAATGCCGCCGGAAATGGCGTTGGCAACTGCCGGATGTGCCGCCGCAAAGGCCGAATCCCCAGCCAGCGCCCGGATCTTGTCTGCCACAGCTCCCGCCACGGAATTTCTGGCGTAGTCCGCGCCCATGGTTCTTGCCAGATCAGCCGCACCCACGCTGTTGATGGCCCATCCTGCGCCAAACTTGGCCACGCCGCCCGCCAGCGCCTTGCCTGCACTTTCGCCCTTGGCCGCGCTCTTGCCCATGGCATCCGCAGCGCCCTGGGCACTCAGCACCGGCAGCACCGCCGCCGGGTTGATGGCAGCCACGGCAAGGTTCTCTGCCGCGCTGGTCGCCACGCCCTGCACGGTCCGCTGCACATCGGTCAGGCCGCTCTGGGCCGCGCCCGTCAGCTGCTGGCCCCGGTTGTACAGCTGGTAGCCCACGCTCTTCTCCGTGTCGATGCCACCCTTTGCTTCCGTTCCGGCAATGCGGCTGCGCATGTCCTCGATCTCCTGCCGGGTAAATCCCTGCTGCAACAGGTCGCCGGTGCTGTACTTGGGCTGGTAGTCCATGTCAGTTTCCATCAGCTGGTCATACAGGTTCTTCTCGCGGGGGTTCCGGGCAAGCTCTGCTTCCAGTGCTTTCCGGTTCTCGCTGCTCTGCCGGATGTTCTTTCCGGCCTGCACCAGGTACTCCGCACCCATCAGCGGGGCAGCGGCCACGGTGTCCGCAACGCCGCCCACGGTGTTTGCCGTCCGCCGGGCCAGCTGCTTCCACTCCGGGATTTCTTCCATAGTGTCCAGATACTCTCTGGCCTGCCGGATCTCCGTGTCCGTGTACCCCAGCTTTTTCAGGTCCGCCGTGCTGTAGGTGTTGCCCACCTTCCCCTTGATTCCCGTGGTGCGGAAGGGGTCGATGCTACCATCCCCGGCGCTGGCCCCGTTTCTGCTGGTGCCGGTCTCGGCATAGCTGGTATAATTGCTCTTCTTTTCCAGCAGCTTGTTCACAAGCTCCTGATTCCGAGGCTGGTCAAACCACTGGTTGGCCTGGTCAAAGTCGTCCGGCTGGCTGTACTCCGCATAGCTATTCTTCAGCTTCTGGACCTGCTGTCCGTACCACGCTCCCAGAGTATTCCCCGCCGGGCTCACTGTCACCTTCTGCCGGTTCAGCTCGTCGCTCCGGCTGTCCATGTCATCCGCAAAGCCCAGGTTGTTCCTTGTCCGGTAATCCTCCAGCGCCGTGGAATACAGGTCGGTGCCCGTCTGTCGGCTCGTTGCTTCCTGCTGTTTTTGTGCACGCAGGGCAGCAGCGTTGCCCTTTGACCAGCTTGTTCCCGTACTGCCAAGGTCTAACGGGTTGCGACTGTCAGCGCTCTTGCGCTGACTGAGGGGTTCTGCCCCGCCCGCTGCTGTTGCCATCACAGTCTTTTCCTGCCGCTCTTTTTCATTGCGGTTCCGCAGCGCAGCAGCACTTCCCGATTTCCATGCCATCCTGTTTCCTCCTTAAAATCCAGCGTTCTGCATTGCCCTGTCGATCACATCGTCCGATGCACCCAGATTCATCAGCCGACTGGCGATGGTATTTGCATCCATTCCCTGTTCCTTCCACCCCTTTGCATAGCTCAGGGCGTTGCTGTACGGCATTCCGGTACTCTTACCCGTGCTCCCTCCCGTGGTTCCCCCGGGCAGGGCCCACTTGTTCGGATTCGCCAGCGGGGCGATCAGCCCGCTGCCAGTTCCGGTCGCTGCTGTTGTGCCCGTGTCACCGTCAGGCAGCATTCCGGCGCTGGCCAGAATGTTCGCATAGACGCTCTTGGTCGGGTCATCATCCTTCAGGCTCTGATACTTACCCAGCGCCGTCAGCAGTTGGCTGTTTGTCCACCCGCTTCCGCTCTTGCTGGAGCCACCGGATCTTCTCGAACTTCCGCTGCTCTTCGTAGCTGCCGCCTTTGCCAGCTGGGTCGCCAGCTGACGTTTTGCAATGGTGCCATAGGAACCGGCTGCATTGCTGTCCAGCCCGTACATCTTCAGCAGGTTGGCCGCCGCTTCCTGATTTCCGCTTGCCACCAGAGAAGCCGCGGTGCTCAGAACACCGGCCTGATCGTCCCGGGTCACCGGTGCGCCGGTATAGTTGGCAAAAGCGTTTGCGTTCAGGCCGTACCGGTTCAGCACGTCGCTGGCCGCATCCCCAGCGCCCTGGGTGTACAGGTTGAACGCCTGCTGGTAAGCACTCAGGGCATCGCTCTGGTCGGTGCGGTTCTTGTTGTACTCCCACTGTTCCCGGGCAAAGTCATTTTCCCACTGCTGCTGGGTGTACCCCTTGTACCCATCGTAGGCTGTCAGGGCCGCCGAGCCGATGTTCTTTACCGTGTTCCAGAGGTTGTTCCAGTAATTGTCGTTCTCGTTCCGGGCCTGTTCGCTCTGGTTGGCAAGGAAATTCTGCCACGCCGTGTAATTGGCAAAGTTGCTGCCGTAGGCACTGCGGTCCAGCGCCTCGGTGTTGGCCATGCCGGAAAGGGCACTCAGCAGGTCGTTCTGCTGGTTCTGGTATTCGCTCAGTGCCTGGCCTCTCAGGCCGGGTACCGCATTGTCAATGCCGCTCAGCGCCTGCTGCTGGCCCTGCTTTGCCACACTGTCGGCGTAGCTGCTGCCATACCCGCCCGCCAGCATCGCCGCGTTGGCCTGGGCGTTCTCCGCGCTGGCGGCAGCATTGGCCTGGGCCTGGGCGCGGTACTGCTGGTAGGCTTTGCTGCCGGTGTCCCAGTCGAACCCGCTGCCGATCTGCCCGGTCAGGCTGTCCATTGCATCCTTGTTCCGGCTCACATAGTCCGCCGGGCGGTTGGCGTTCCATTCTCGCTCTTCCTGTTCCGCCTGGTTCTTTCTCCGTAGGGTATCAAATAACATAAAGTTCCCTTCTTTCTGCCCTCTGTCGCAGGGCCCGCCATTTTCCCGCAAAACAAAACTTCACTCGTCCACTGCAAACCTCATCGCCATGCCAGGGCCCCCACACCGGTCTTCAGAGCAAGCCACCCGTCATCATCTTCACGATAAGCGGCCCGGCGAGCTGTGCGCCGACCTGCAAAACGTTCCCCCAGAAGTTGGTGTTGTTCGCATCCTTCTGCTGGGCCGCCCCCACCGCGTTGGCATATTCGGTATGAGCATTGTTCAGTTGACCATAGTAATTGTTCAGGCGGGTGTTGTAATCGTCGATTGCCAGTTGCTTCTGCTGATTCAAGGAGCTCAGCCGGTTGCTCAGATCACTCTTCTTGGTGGCATATTCGTTGTATGCCTGGCTGTATAAGCTGTCTGCCACGTCTGAAAGCCCGTTCATGGTGCTCTGGTAGGCCGTCTGCCCGCTGGAAGTGCCCCAGCTGTTGCCGTAGCCGCCGCTGCGGGCCGAAGCGTTGGCGGCAGCGTTCTCGCTGGCCAGCTCCGCACCCCGGGTGTACTGGTTCTTGTACTGCTGGTAAGCCGCGTCCTTGGTGTAATCGTAGGAAAAGCCATCCCGGTTCATCTTGTCCAGCTGGCTCTGCGTGCCGCTGATCTGGCTGTCATACTGGCCCGTCGTGTCCTCCGGCTGCTGTCCCTTCCAGTAATCCAGATTGTTCTTTGCCGTGGTCACCCGGTCATTGCTCTGGGCGTACTGGTAGCTGTTGGAATCGTTCTTTCTGGTTCCAAACACGCCGGTGCCCGCATTCTTTTCGCTGTTGCCGGTAATGCTGTCATACACATCACCTACCATCAGCCCCACATTGTGGCCCGGGATCAGGTACTCCCACCACTTTCCTCTTGCCATCTTCTCACTGTCTCCTTTCGTCTTCGCATTCCTCTAAGCAGAGCTCCACCTTCGGGGGAGCTGCAAGCAACTACACCGCAGGTGCATTGCGCGCTGAGAGGGTTACTCCACCTTCAGCCCCATGGCCACCAGCTTGTCCCGCATGGTGTCGCTGAAGTTCGTCTCGTCCAGGTTCTGCATCATGTACATCATCTGGTCCCGCAGCTGCATCAGGTAGTTGTTGATGCTCCGCCTGTCCTCCGGGGCCATGTTGTCACTCAGTTTCGGCATGGCGATCTCGCCAAGCCTCGTAATATCTGCCATATAAAATCTCCTTCCCCTAAGCAGGGCTATCTCTTCGGTTCCCCTCCGGCCACCCGGTTGCCCCGGCTCTCTGCCATGCTGAACGCAATGCTCCGCACCGCGATCTGCCCGGTGCCCTTGATCCGCAGCCGCATGGTGTCGTGCCGCTCTGGCACAAATGGCAGGTTGACCCGGGTGTATTTGTTCAGAACGGCTGCCTGGCCCAGCGTCTCCCAGGCCCCGCCCTCATAGCTGGCCTGCAGCTCCACAACGCTGTACGTCAGGGCATCCACTCGCAGAAACACCCGGTTGATGTACTTGTCCGCCGGGATGTTCAAGCCAATGTCTCCGCTCACAGCTTCAAAGGACACCTTCTGTTCCAAATTCGCCTTTGCCGTGTCGGTGTCCCGGTCGGCCTCCCGTTCCGGTTCGGTGGCCCACAGGTTCACGCCGTCCCACTGGTAGAGCTGCCGCCCCGTGGAGCACATTGCCCAGCCGGAAGCATTCTCTTCCGCCGCCGTGTCCTCCTCGTGCCAGAGCCGTCGTTCGGTGTCGTAGACCAGCAGCCGGGTCTCGTTCCGGCCCGGCACCCGCAGATGCAGGTAATACCGGGTGTCCAGCACACCGCCCACCGCCCCGCGCACGTTCATCAGCCAGGTGTTGTCCAGTCCGCCGCTGATCTTCACCGGCAGGCTGCCGTCCCAGGCCATCACGCCGTCAGGGGAAAGGTAGTACAGCACCTCTGCCAGCACGCACATGCTCTTGCTGGCCTGCTTGGCCACGCCCCGGCACTGCACGCTCACCAGCTGATAGTCCGCCGGGCGGCTGCCGTAGAGCTTGTGCAGGCAGTTCTCCTTGAAGAACAGCACATAGCCCATGCAGGTGGCCGCACCGGTAAAGGGGCCGTCACTGCCCACGTTCACGGCGTAACTGTCCGAAGCAATGCCCCGGTAGCTGTACCAGTTTGTGGGGTCGCCCAGCTTGCAGCTGTAGATCACGTTCTCCTCGCTGTTGCAGCCCCATACCCGGTTGGCGTTCTCGGTCACATATTCCAGCCGGGGCACCCGCCGCCGTGCGGTAATGGTGGTGCCGCCCGCTGTGGCGTTCTCGCTGCCGTTCATGCTCTTCCAGGTGGTACCGCCTGCCGTCACGGTAAAGCTGCCGTAATAGCGTGCGCTCTCGGTCCTTGGGCTGCCGGTCAGCACAATGCTGTCCCCGTCCATCTGCTCAATGGTCACCTCGCCGTTCACACCCTCGGCCAGATACTCTTCCACCAGCCCGGGCACCTGCTCCACCGTGATGGTATCCCCCTTCTTGAAGCCCGCAGCGGCCAGCCCGGGCAGGGTCATCTTCACGCTGTTCAAAAGGATCTCTGCCCACTTGCCGCTCTTGGCATCGTACTGTTCCAGCACGTTCACATAGGCCCACTTGCTGGAAGAGGAGTTCTGTTTCAGAAACAGCGTCCCGTCCGCCGGGCCAGAAGGTTCCGTGGTGCCCACGCTGCTCACGGTGTAGGTCTTGCCGCCCGCGTCGCAGGGGGCAATGGTCACCGTGCCGGTCTGGCTCCATGCGGCGCTCAGGGCTTCCAGCTTTCCGGTGGCCGTGTCAAAGCTCTTGGCATCCGGCCAGATCAGGATCTTCGTGCCCATGCCGATCATAATTTTCTCGCTGTCCGTCACGGCATTTTCCAGCACGATCTCCCCGCCCGCAGCCGCGGTGGCCACGTCGTCCTCGCTGTCCTCGGTGTAGCGCAGGGTGGTTCCCTCGCACAGCAGCAGGCCGTTCAGGTGGTATATCCCGTTGCAGCGGCCCATGGCCCGCATGGTGCGCCGGGGTGTCCGGGTCTGCAGTGCGGGGTATCCCCGGCTGGAAAAGTTCTTCATCTCGGTAAATTCTGCCTCGGCGCAGGCATAGCTTTCGTTCAGGCCGCCAAAGGCCGTCTGGATGCTCTTCCCCGTCGAGATGCTGTATAAACTCGGCAGTGCCATCTCAGTACCTCCACTTCGTGGCCATCCTGGGCAGGTAGGTGTGCCTGCACCAGGCTGCAAACTCCTGCTGGTTCTCGTTGGCCAGCTGCATCTCGTTGGCATAGCGGTCGGTCTCGCCCAGGGCCGCGTCCATCTGGGCCGCCAGATAGTGGGCATAGTAGCTGTCGTAGGGCTCCGGCAGCAGCAGCTCCGCGTCCTGCCGCAAAAGTTCCTGCTCCCGGTCGTATAAAATATCCGCACCCACGGCATCAAAATCGGTGGTGTCGCTCTTGTCCACCACGCTCTTTCTCAACCCCGCATCCGCCTGCCGCAGCCATAAGATCTTCAGCTCGCGGTCAAACCCGTTGTTGGGCCGCAGCTTGTCGGCGGTTTCGATTGCTTTTCCTACTGTCACGCTTATCCCATCCTTTCACATCTGCAACCCGGGTTGCGGCTCCCAGCGTCCACTTCGCACAAAGCTTTGTGCTCGTGTCCTGCTGGCCGCGGCCCCAACAACTTCTCCCTGTTTCCGCCACCGGCGGCGGTCGTCGTCGTTGCAATTGCCTTTCCTACTGTCATAAAAGACCTCCAAACAAATAACCCCCGGCACAGCGTGTGCCGCCGGGCCGGGGGATACATCTAAGCAGCTCCGGCCATGCCGGACTGCGCACTGAGAGGGTTAAAATTACGCCTTATTCGCCAGCTCTTCCATGCGGGCAGCGGTCTGGTCGTCCTGTTCCTGGCTGTGGCGGATGACCTCCGCCACCTCCGGGGGCACCTCAATGTTCTTGCCGCGCTGCAACTGGTAGTTCACACCGTTCACGCTCACGAACAGGTCCCCCTTGTACTTCCCGCCGTCCGAAAACAGCCGGATCGTCTCAGTCTTTTTCTTTGCTTCTGCCATATCCATCAACCTTTCCCGTAACTTATTTCAAATCGGCGTAGAGCAAAAATGCGGTTAAGAGATCTTCGCGCGTATGCGCGAATCTCCAGCATTTTTGCTTGGAGCCTTCTTCTTCGGGGTCACTAGGGGCGAGCAGCCCCTAGTTCGTGCCTCCCGCGCTTCGAAAGTAGCGGGTGCTTTTCTGGTTCTCTTTTGGCACGCAAAAGAGAACAACCCTTTTAGTTCGCCTCAGCCGTTGCGCTGTACCGTGCGCTGCAGCTCTCAATGCGCACCATGTACTGCTCCACCAGGCGCTCAGCGGTCTTGTGTGCCTTCCAGCCCACAGACGCACGCTGGTTCAGGGGGTCGTCACCATAGCCCAGTTGCTTCACGATGTGCTCCAGGCCGCCGCCCTCGATCTCGGTGGAACCGTAGGCGTGGGCACCCAGGATCAGGGTGCTGAACACGGCCAGACCCGCCGGGCAGCCGGTGCCCTTCCAGATCTTTGCCTCGCTGGTCTCCACAAAGCGCACACCGTGCAGCGTGCCGATCTCGCCGTTGTAGATCTCGTCCGGCTGGGCGTACTTGTGCACATCGATCCAGTCCGGGTCGCGGCGCAGTTCATAGGCCACATAAGGGTGGATGATGCCCACAAAGCTGGTGCCGATGGGGTCAGCGTTCATGGCCTTCAGCTGGGTGGCCGCACGGGCGATCAGGTCGCTGGTCAGCTGGCAGGTCGCGTCCAGGGTGGCGCGGCTGGTCACAGCGGTCTCCGCGCCGCCTTCGCCGATCTTGGGCGCATAGATCACATTGGTGCCGCCCGCCAGCACATCACGCACGATGGTGTCCAGGGTGCGGCCCGCCTGGCTGGCAATGATCTTGGTTGCCTGCACGATGTTGTTGTCAATGGCGGTCAGCTGCAGCGTGTCGGTAATTGGTACCCAGCCGCCGTACTGCTTGACTTCAGCGGTAACGGTGGAAACGTTCATGGTCTGGCCGTCCGGGGTCACACCCTCGGTCAGCGGAGTGGTGGCCTTGGGCAGGCTGTCATACTTGCGGAACTCAATGTTCTTGCCGCCGTTGGCCGGAATGGGATACGGGTCGCCGAACTGGTCATGCACCAGGGCAGGCTCTGCCTGGTCGATCAGGCGCTTCTCGTAAAAGGTTTTCATCTCGGCACTCATGCCGGATGCGCCGGTGGTATTCTGGTTCTGGGTGCTGGCCGTTGCAAACATCTGCAGATCCAGCTTCATGGTCTTGTCTTTCATAGCTTCCTCCTGTTAAAGTGTAATAACTTCACCCCGCATAACCCGCTTCTCCATCTCTTCCATTTCCTTGCGGCTCATGTGGGATACGTCGATCTTGGTCTGCACCGCGCCGCCGGGGCGGGTGCCATTCTCGCCGGGCCGGGCGTTGCGCTGCTGCATCCGGTTCACCACGCCCTGCTCCACCTGCCGGGCCGTGGCGGCCTGCTGCTGTTTCAGGATGTGATCAAAGTAAGCGCTGCGGTAGGCGTTTGTCATAGAAACGCCCGACCGCATCATCTTCTCCACTTCCGGGTTTGCCAGCACCTCAGCCATGTTGAAGTCGGGATACTGGGCTTTCAGCTGCTCCGCTTCCCGGTCCCATCCGGCCTGCAGCTCGGCAATGCGGGCCTGCTGGACACGCTGACGCTCCATCTGCTGGATCATCTGCTGCTGTTCGGTCAAGTGCTTGTTCTGGCTTTCCAGCTTATCCAGCTCCCGGGCCGTCCTGGTGGAAACGCCCTTCTCCATGGCCAGCTTCTCGTAGTAGGCATCGTCCTTCACCACGCCGGACCGCACAGCCTCGGTCAGGGCCACCAGGTCGTTGGCATCCGTGCCGTACTTTTCCTGCAGCGCCTGCATCAGACCCTTCATGGCCGGACTTGCTTCCAGCCGCCGGGTCGCTTCGGTCACGGCGTTCTGCATCAGCTCCTCGGTCAGGTCGGCATACTCTCCGCGCAGCAGCTCACCAAAGGCTTTCCGCCGCTCCTCCGGGCTCTTGGTCTTGCCCTTTTCCTCGCCGTCCTTGCCCTCGGCTTCGTTCTGGTTCTCTGCCGCTTTCTCGTCCAGCTCAGACTTTTCCTCACTGCCAAGGGCTCCCCCCTCGGGGGAGCTGGCGGCGCTCTGCGCCGACTGAGAGGGTGAGCCCTCTTCCCGGCTGCTCCGCTTCAGCACCCCGCTCCGCCGGGCCAGCCGCTCTTCTGCCGGCCGCAGAGCAGGCTCCTGCACTGCTGGGGCCGCATCCGCAGCACTGGCGGTAGCAGCGGCAGCGCCGCCGTCACCGCAGCCCTCAGCAAACAGCTGAAGGTTTACCATTTTCTCCTGGCCGTCCTTGCTTTTGTCCTCATAGTGGATGTTTTCCGGATATCTCTCCGCCAGCAGGGCAAGACCCGTCTTTGCAAACTCCATTGCTGTCAGGTCTGTCGGGAAGATGCTGCCGGTCAGCTTCACCGAAACGCGGGGCCCGGTCGGCTCATTGTAGGCACAGCACTCGGCCTCGTCACAGTCAGCCAGCACATACACCAGCGTCTCCATCAGCATGGATGCACCCGCGCACACGATGTCCTGCCCTCTGGGCGCATAGTCTGCATGGCCGAAAACTTCCAGCCTGCGCACCCGTGCACCAGTGGGCTGGTCGAACTCTACATACTCTGCATGGATCATTCTATCGCTCCTTCTGAAAATCACTTATTCGGATTATTCACGTTCATGGCCCGCTGTGCCGCCTGGGTGGCCAGGCTGTTGCCTCCGCCGCCCACCACAGCCCCCAGGCCGTTGGTCGCCGTCTTTGCGGTGGTCTGTCCGCCGCTGCCGCCGCCCGTGGTTCCGGCCGCCTGTGCAGCGGCCCCGGCCATGGCGCTCATGTTGGTGCCGTTCTGCTGGTCAATGATGGCGCTCAGCTTCTGCAGCTGCTCCATGGCCTGCTGCAGCTGGGTGTACAGGGTACCGTTCTGCTGCACCCGTTCCCGCACCTTTTCGATGCCCTCAAAGTCCATCATGTCCAGCACCGCCAGCGCCGCGTCAGCGTTGGCCGGGGCAAACAGCCCCATCTGGTAGCACTCCTTTGCCGTCTCGTTCTGGGAAAGGCGGCTGAAGGTGCTCTTCTTGGCAGCCGATACCGTGATGTCAAACACCGGCTCGTGGCTGCCCAGCTCCACCCCGCCGATCATGCCACCCGGCTGGGGCTGCAGCATTGCCCCGGAGAACTGTACATACTCCGGCTGGCCGCTGTCGCCGGTAATGCGGTAGACCCGGCTTTCGTCGTAGAACTGCCGCATCAGGTCGATGATGAAATAGCACTCCTTTGCAAAGGCCCGGTAAGCGCTTTTCAGCATATCACGGGAGAGCTTCGAGCCAGCCTCCTGCAGCGCCGCAATGGCAGAAGCCGCGGTCAGGCCGCTGGTGGTGCCGCCCTGGGAAACATCCCGGTTGCCGCTGATCTCCTTCAGCTCCGCCACTCTCGCGTCCCGGTAGGTGATCAGGTTGCCCGCCAGCCCCGCTGTCTGTAAGGGCCGCAGGGTCTCGTCCGTCACCCGCCCCGCCGCGTGGACGATGTCCTTGCCGAAATCGGCCAGCTCCTTCTCGTTGATGCCCGCACCGTCCTGGATGATGTACCGCGCCTTGGCCGAAAGCTTCACGTTCTCGTCCATGGCTGCGTTCATTTCGTCAATGGCGGTCTGGGTGTCCTTCATCACGTCGATGTACCCAAAGCCCGCCGGGCTGTCCTCTTCCACGAACAGGGTATCGAACACAAAGGGGTACTTGCCGTGGTCGTAGAATCCCCTGTCAGCAAGGGCCGGGTCGTTCTCGCTGGCGTAGAGCACCACGCCGTTGCAGAACTTGCAGTAGTGCAGCAGAGGCGGGCCGTTCTCCCGGGCCTTTTTGTAGTACCAGTCCACCACCACGCTCTTGTCCGAGGTGTCAATGCTCTGGTCGTGGATGTACTTTGCCACTTCCAGCGTGCTGCCGGTGTGGCCTTCCAGCTGGGGGTACTGGGCCTTCAGCTGTTCGTTGTCGGCCACCGCCAGGCTGAACAGGTGGGGGCTGTCCTGGATGTCCATCACGCCGGGCTCCCAGTACATCATCAGCAGATCCATGCTCTTGATGGAAATGTCTCCCACGCCGTTCCGTAACCCCGGGTCCCAGAAGATGCCCTTCACGCCGGTGCCCTGCTTGAGCTTGCGCCACCAGGTGTCGCTGTACACCTGCTCGTATTCTGCCTGTTCCAGCAGCACCGGCAGGATCTTGGAAAGCACCTTGGCGGTCTGCTCGTCGTCCGCTGCCCGGGGCAGCACGTTGGGTTCCGGGTAGTTGTCCATGGCATCCGCATGCTTGTTGGCAATGCTGTTGAACAGCCACCCGCTGGAAGGTTTGGGCTTGCCCTCCATCATCTCGTTTTGGTAGTTGGCCCAGTGCTGCATCCGGAACCACAGCTCGTTATCCACGATCCGCTTGTCCAGCGCCGCCTTGCCGGTCTTGTATCTCTGTAACAGCGCCGTGGCCTTCGCCACCTGCTCTGTGCCGATCACGTCGGTCATACTCTAAAAAACCTCGCTTTCTTCCCCAGCTCCAGCGGGTCATCCGGCATGGGCTGCACCGGCTCTGTCCGGGGCGGGCTGAGGGGATTCTCCATCAGCACATACCGGCACTCGTCGTAGATGTGATCCTCCTGGTCAGTGTCAATGTCCTCCACGTTGCTCTCGCTGTATACCAGGTTCGGGATGGTGCGGATAAAGTGCTTGCAGGTGTTGAACACCTGCAGCATGGGCCGCCCATCCGCCTGGAACGCCAGCCGGTAGTGGAACTGCATCTTGCCCGCCAGCCGGGTGTGATCGCCGGGAGCCCAGTGCAGAAAGTTCGGGCTCTTTTCCTGCATGGCAGCAATGCTCTCGCCCTGGCTCTCGTTGAAGATGGCCGGGTCGGCCACGCCCAGAATGGTGCGGCCCCGGAGCATGGGGTCGTTCTCTTCTGCTTCCCGGATCATCCTCGCCTGCTTCACAGGGTCAGCCTTGATGCCCTCGTTGGGGGTCCCGGTGCAGCCGTACAGCTCCCGGATGCGGTAAAGCCTGCCCTCTTCGTCCGCCGCATACCACCCCACGGAAAAGGGCTTCGAGTAGCCGAAATCGTACCCCCGCCAGATCTTCCAGTGTCCCGGGATGCGGAACGGGCGGATCACATGTGTCCACCGCTGGTCGTCGTAGTGGGCCGGGTCGTTCTTCCACTCGGTGAACACCTGCCCGGTAAAGCTGTCCCAGTCGCCGTAGAGCAGGGCTTTCTTCTCCGCTTCCGGTAAGGCTGCCAACGTACCCAGGTAGCCCGGGTCATTTTCCAGCAGGGCAGGGTTGTCAAACACGGTGCTTGGGATAAAGATGCGGGTCCGCCGCTGCATGATCTCCCTGCCGTCCGGGGCCCTGGCCTTTACCATCTGCACCATCCGGGTGCCGGGCGGGGCCGGGCTGACGAACCTTGCCTTCACCCATCCGTGGCCGATGCCGCCGGGGTTGGCCGTGGCCCGGGTGTAGACCCGGGTATCGGGGCCGTTGGGTCGGTTTCGGCTCAGCAGGTAGCTGTACTCTTCCCAGGTGAAATGGGTCAGCTCATCAAAGCCGATAAAGTCGTAGGCCTGGCCCTGATAGTTGTACCTGTCCTGGGCGTGGTTCATGCTGCCAAAATAGATCTTTGCCCCGCTGGGGAAGGTCCAGCAGTGTGTGCTGCTGTTGTACCGGGCTTTTGGGAAAACCGGCTTGTAATACCGCATGGTCTTGTCAATGAGCTCCCGCAGCTGGGGAAACGTCTTTCGGATGATGAGTCCCCGGTAGTGTGGGATCTCCACCTGCCGCAGGGCCTCGATCACCAGCGCGTCGCTCTTTCCGCCGCCTGCGGCCCCGCCATACAGCACTTCGTTCTCGGTACGCTGCATGAACCGTGCCTGGGCAGGCTGTGGCGACCAGATCACCGGTCTGCCGTCACGCATCCTCTGTGCCGCCATCCACTTCCACCTCCTGCTGGCCGTCCGTCTCACTGGCTGCCGCGATCTCCACCATCGGCGGACCGCTCTCGCTGTCGGTGTTCTCCGCCGGGGCCATGGCAGCAGCCTTTTCGGCCACTTCCATCAGCACCTTGGCCACACCGGCCGCGTTCTTGTCGCTCATCACCCGGCCCTCGTACCGTTCCAGCTCGGCATTTAACAGGTTCCGCTCGTCCTCGTAGAGCCGCAAGTTCCGGGTTCCGGCCCCTCCATACACCACAAGCCCGGTCTCGGTGGCATCCGCCAGCTCCTCCGGGTCGTCCTTCAGCAGGGTGCCCACGGCAAAGGCCCGGGCCCGGGTGTCCTCGTCCAAACGCCGGTGCAGCCTCTCCGTGATCTGCGCCGCCCGCTGGCTCTCAGCGGCCCGGCCCTGCAAAAAGGTCACCTGTGCCCGCACGCCCAGGCTTGCCCGGATGGCGATCTCCCGCGCGGCTTCCTGCCGGGCCTTTGCAAAGGCATCACTGCGGCCTGCCTCCTCGCTCATCCAGCTGCGGATGGTCGATTCCGGCACGCCGTACTTCTTCGCCACAGCGCAGACGGAGTTGGAGCCCAGCATGGCCATCACCACCTCGGCCCGGAACGCCGCCTGGTATTTTTTTCCCCGTTGCTTCCCGGCCACCGTGTTCTTGCAGTACGCCCGCTTCTTCGCCAACTCTCTCACCTGCCTTTGCAAATATCCTATCACGCCCCGCCGGGTGCAACTACCCCGGACATTTGCCCGCCGGGCAGCAGCCCTGCATCCGCTGCACACACTGCCACGGTGCTCAGAGCTTCCAGCTCTTTGGTGTAGTAGGTCGTCCGCCCCACATACAGCCGGGCGATCACCTTTTCCTCTGGCAGACCTTGCAGGTAGCGCAGCCGCAGCAGCTGGGCGCATACCGGGTCATTGCGGTCGTACCAGGCCAGCACCGCCCCGATTACCTGCGCCCAGGCAGCACAAACAGACCCCTCGCCATATCGGCGCAGAGCCTGCCGGGTCGCTTTCTTCTGCTCTTTTGTCACCGCCCCACCTTCTTTTCGCATGGGTATAACGCGCAAAATACCGGTGTTTTATCTGTCAGGTGCGAGGTTTCGCAGTCTGGTATGCAGCCTGCCGCCGACGCAGGATCACATAGCATTGCGGTTCCAGCCGTTCCCAGCCGGTTCCTTCCCGCTTCGGGCTCTCATGCAGCCCGCCGGGCTCCAGCACGATGCACTTTTCCATCTTCCAGCCGGGAAACCGCTGCTCCCACCACTGGGCATCGTTCTGCTTTTCCCCGCAGGCGGCCCGCAGCTGTTTCCGGCTCCATCTGCCATCGTTGGGGGCCTGCTCAATGGCCGGGCGCAGGTTGGCCGTTTCCACCCACAGCCGCTCCTTGTGGCCGTAGAGGTAGCCCACCGTGCCGTATTCGCCCTGCCCGCTCTTGCCCAGCAGCTTTTTCATGTCGATCCGATCCACGTTCATGGTTCCCAGCGGCTCAAACTCGTTGGAGCCGGGGATACGCCGCCGCCACAGATCCTCCAGCATCTCCCGCCACTCCCGGCGTTGGGCCGCGGTCAGGCCCTGGCATTCCGCAAAACCATGCATGTGCAGCCGTCCTGCTTCTCCCTTGCGCACCGCCACCAGCATCAGGCGGATGTCCTCCCGCCTTGCCCCGAACCGCTTGCAGGTGGCCGCCATCACCCGCCGCTTGTAGTTCTCCACGTCTCTCCGGCAGGCCAGAATGTCCTCCGGCAGAAATGGATCCTCGTATGTACCGGTCAGGAACATTCCCGCCGGACTGAAATTGGTCAGCGCCTTTCTCTGGCGCTTGCGCAGGGAAGCCATTTTGTTCTTCGCCTTCTGCCCCTCGCTGGATTCCTTCCGCTTCTTGCCCCGGCCCCGGTGTTCCTGGGGGATGATGGAGAACACTCCGACTGCCATGTAGTCATCCCCGCACTGGTATTTTTTCTCTCGGATGTAGTTACAGCGCATCCCGGTGCCCTCCTGCTGGCTTTCACTTTCTGCTGATATTCTCTTTCCCGTGACCCCACCGTCACAGAAGTAACGGGTATACTAGCTCCCCAAAGAGGGCCCTTCCCCCTCTTTCTTTATAAAGGTATTATGAAACGTAACGGATACGGTGGACGTGTCAGTCCATCGTATCCGTTGCTCTTCATAATAGATTAAGGTGTTTAAGGCGTGGCTGGCTTTCCTTTTTCCGCCCAGTATCCGTAGGTCAGTTCCGGCTTTCCAATTTTCCTGGCCTTCTCGTTGTAGATCATCAGATCGTGCACGTCGTAGGCCAGGGCGCTGGGGTCGATCACGCCGCCAATGGGCTTGCGCTTCACCTTTGCTGGCTGATCCGGCAGCTTCATGGGGTGCCGGATCCGTTTCTGGCACAGCTCCATCTCCATCCGCGTAACGCCGCCGGGCTTGTACACGCCGCCCCGCTTGCGGTAGCACTCGTGCACTGTGCCCTCGCTGCCAAACAATCCCTTGTCCTTCAGCTCTGCCGCCGTGCCCTTGCCCAGCAGGGTGCCATCCGCACCGTAGCAGCTGTACACCCGCACCATCCGGGTCTCGGCCCGCTCGTCCGCACTCAGGCCTTCTGCCCGGGCCCTCTCCACCCGGTCGTCCTTGGTGCTCTTCCGCTCCATCTTCCACCGGTAGTTCTTCGGGCTGGGGTTCTTGCATTTTTCCAGATTATTCCAAACGCTGCTCAGCTTGTTCACATCGGAAAAATATCCCTGCTCCACTAGCTCCACGCTGGTGCCCTTGGCCACCACCTCGCCGGTGTCCCAGTCCATCAGGGTGTATACCCATCTGCATCCACTCTGCATCTTATCGTCCTCCTTGATCCTTGGCTCCCCTATCAGGGGAGCTCTGCAATGCGCTGGCATAGCCAGACCGCAGCGGTGAGAGGTTGCTTCCGGTAGCCGCTGCCATGGCATCCGCACATTTCTGCCGAACACTCTCTTCGTTCAGCACATTCAGGCTCTGGCGGCAGGCCTTGCGGCCCGCTGCCATCATCACGGCCCGCTTCAGAAACTCTGCTTCCTGCTCCTTGTAGCTTCGGCTCAGGGTCTGCACTGTCTTTTCATCGTCCACGTTCTCCACCACGATGTCCTCAGTCTGCAAGGCATCGCAGGCGCAGCGCCGCAGCTTTTCCATGGCCACGTCCAGCCCGTCCGTCTTTCCCCACTCATTCAACTGCTCATAGTTGTGGCGCATCTCTGCATACAGCCTGTTCAGCCGGTCTGCTCCAAACCCCAACTCCTGCACACAGGCCAGCGCCATCAGCTGCCAGGCCATGGTCGCTGCCCGGTCGCCCACCATTTTCAGCTGCTGCTCCCGCCGGGTGCGGGGTGTCCGCAACGCAGGCACCCGGAATTCCGTCGGCACGCCCTTGGGGATTGCCTCCGCCCGCATCCGCCGGGCCTTCTCCGTCTGGGGCATCCCGTTCTTGTCTGGCTGCATCACCACAGCCAGGCTCTGGCTGCCCAGCAGCTCCTTCCGTCTGGTGATCCGGTCAAGCCGGGTGCGGCCCAGCCCCCACAGCTCATGTAAGGCGATCTGCCCGCACCAGCAGGTCAGCTGCACCACGCTGTCCTGGGTCAGGTCCATCTCCGCCGAAAGGCTCATCTTTGTTTTCATGGTAACTTCTCCGTTCTTCATATTCCCTGCACGCCCGGTTCCGGCCCCCACAGCTTAGGCACCGGCTCCGGGTGATCTCAAACACATGTACACACTGGGTGCTCCACCCGGACAGTCAGTTCGTTAGTCATACAGTGTCTCCTTATCGTTGGCGATGGTCATTTTGACCAGCTCTTCGTGGATGTGGTCACACAGCTGGAGCAGGTTGCCCGCGGCGTGGTTGAAGTCCTCGCCGGTACCGACGAGCCGCCGGAACGAGGGCAGGGCCATGCCCCAGATGCCATTAATGTTCAGGTAACAGCTGTCGGCGGTCTCCTTATCGGCGATCCGATCAGCCGGAACCACAGCCTGCGCCTCAGCAAGCTGTTGCTTCAGCTCGTCCATGTTCTTCTGCAGCCTGGCCTTGTCGGTCTTCAGCTCTTCCGTCATGTCAGCCGCAATGCTGTATGCCTGCTGGTGTGCCCGGCGATCCACTTCTTCATCTGCCATATCGGCAAAAAGCTTTCTGGCCTGTCGGGTCACTTCCTCTTTGTCCACCACCGCCGTGATGGGCTGTTTTTTCAAAGCGTCTTCGGCATTTTTTGCTCTCTCTTCGGCTCTGTCTCGCTCGCCTTCGGCCTTCTGGCACTGGAGCCGGGCAGCAATGCGGCCCTCGTCTGCATCGTGGTAGCTCTGCTGAAGCTCGGCGTTCTGTTTTTTCAGGCCGTCAATATCGGCAATGTAGACACCCTGCTGATCCAGCAGCGTTGCCCGCATGGCAGCGGCTTCCTCGTACTTTTCGTGGTACTCGTGTGCAGCTTTCCGCGCCTCTTCCTCGCGGGTCTCGGCAGCATCGGCCCGCTCTTTCTCGGCTTTGATCTGGGCCAGCAGCTCCTGATACTCCTTGTAAGAGGTGATATCACCGGAGAACACCGCCTGTTTCACCTGTGTTGGGGTGGAGGGCTTGGCAGCGGCATACAACAGCTTCAGGGGCTGAACGTCCAGAATGGACTTACCCTCCAGCTGAATGTTGCCGAACTGTTCGGCAACTCTCACCATGTTTTCACCGGTGTCCCGGCTGATGCCCACAGCGGCGCACCACTTCCCCCAGCTGCCTTTGTAGTGGTTGGCTGTCAGGTCGTGGGCGTGCTTTGCCGCCATGATGCGGGCCATGTTGCCGGTGATGAAGGTCTGTGCATCCTGCAAAAGCAGGGCGTTGGTCTCGTCATCGGCTCCGAAGTCAAAACCAGGGGCCGAAGGCATCGGTGCAGAAGAACCGCCCGCCGATGCGGCAGGGGCCGATTCGCAGTTCTGCAGGGATGTCGCGGGGGCCGATGCACTTGCATCCGCCCCGCTCTCCGAGGTGGTCGGCGTTGCCGCTGTGGCAGTCGGGACAGCATTCTCTGCCGTAGTCACAGCAGCATCCGCATTCTGGGCAGGTGCACATGAGAGAATCTCCTTTGCTTTTTTGATGTCGGCAAGAATCTTTTCCATTTCCTGCTGCGGTGTCATGTCCTTGCGGCTTCCATCCGGATTGAAAAACTGACCAAGCAGCTCTCTTTTTGCGGCAACACCTTTCAGATTCTGAGTGCATGTGATTGTCAGGCAATAGCGCCCGTCAGATCCATAGTCCGATGCACGAATATCTTTGGAAAATGAGCTGAAAATCTCTCTGTCTGGATAAGTGTCTTTGATCCATGCGGAGACCTGAGACAGAAAGTCGAAGTCCAGACTATGCACTCGACAGGTGCATTTATCCTTGATAGAGCCAGCGAACTCTGACGCATAAGTGAGGGTCTTGCTCATCCGGCACTCGTAGCCCCGAGTCTCCCGGCTGACAGTTCTAGCACTTTCATCCCATTGAAAGTCTCCGTATGGCATGGCATAGGGGCATCCCCAGCACTCATGGCCGGGTGCGTAACCAGATAGGCGGTTTCCAGTGGTACTGGCATCGGTGGATTTCTTCACTCGCCGTCCGCATTTGCAGATATAGGTGGTCACACTTTCACCTCCGTGCCCTTCAGGCTTCCCAGCAGCTCCTTCCGTCTGGTGATCCGGTCAAGCCGGGTGCGACCCAGCCCCCACAGCTCATGTAAGGCGATCTGCCCGCACCAGCAGGTCAGCTGCACCACGCTGTCCTGGGTCAGGTCCATCTCCGCCGAAAGGCTCATCTTTGTTTTCATGGTAACTTCTCCGTTCTTCATATTCCCTGCACGCCCGGTTCCGGCCCCCACAGCTCAGGCACCGGCTCCGGGTGATCTCAAACACATGTACACACTGGGTCTTATCCATCAGGGTTCCCCGGTCTCTGCCATCATGGCGGTCAGGTCGCCCAGCATCCCGCTCACCGTGTGGGAAAGAACGTTGATCGCATCCTCCTGCAGGTCGCCGGGCAGGGCCCGCACCGCAAAGCCCGCGTTCACCATCTCGTCCTTCAACCGGGTGTTGATCCGGCTCACCTCCGCCCAGAGCTTTGCCTCGTCCGGGGTCATCTTCCGCCGCCCGGGCCGCACAACGCCCTTGATCATGGCCGTCAGCTCGTGGAACTCCTCGTCGGTCAGGCTCCTGTCGTTCCCGGCCTCGGCAATGGCCTGCGCCCGGTCGCTCGGTGTCCCGGTAATCAGAATGTTCTTGTACTCTTCCAGCGTCATTTCTGCTTGGCCTCCATCGCCCGTTTCATCAGCTCTTCCATAAAAGCAGCTTCTTTATCCTCAAAACGGCCTGTCACCGGGTTACGGCTCAGTGCCAACCGCATTTCCAGTTCTGCGGCCTTTGCAAAGTTCCGAACAATTTCCTCTTTCTGGGTGTTGTTCAGGTCACTGGGCACACTGCTGACAACAAAACTTACTGCCGACTGCATTATCACCCGTGTAACATCCGCTTCACTCTCACCATCCTCAATACTCAGACCGCCATCGTTTCCATTTCTGTAAATCGTGATTTTCATCCTTACCCCACCTTTCTGCCGCAGACGGCCTTCTTCACCGTGTTCTCCGGTATCTTGTGGATCTTCTGCGGCTCCTTCCGCTGCTCCACCACCAGGCCCAGCCCGGCCAGCGCCAGGGCTGCACACCCCAGCACAATGGCCAGCAGCGTGTAGCCCAGCATTGCCCAGCCGTTGGCCGCGTTCTCAATGGCCCCGCCGCAGCCTGCGGCAGCCAGTCCCAGCACAATGGCACCGGCGCTCAGCACGCTGCCCGTGATCTTCTTTTTCATTTGCAAATCCTCCAACTCTGTGTTAAACTTCTGGTGATGGGCAGTCAAAAACCATCACCCTGGTTGGCTCGTCGGTGTTCCAGCACCGGCGGGCCTTTTTGCTTTTCTCGCATCTCTGGCCGCCTTCCATTCCTGAAATGCAGCCTCATTCTCCGGTTTTGAGTAAAAATCCTGTGTGATGTGCAGCAATTCAATAATTTGCCAGTGCTCAAAAGGCAGCTCCTGCTTTTTCCTTCGGCCCATGGCAGCACCTCACAGCCACTCGGCGCAGATGGTCTCCACCACAGGCTTTGCAAAGCCGATCAGCTCATCGCCGCGTTTTGCGACCACAACTGCCGGGCCCACCAGCTCTGCCGCCGTCATCTCACTGGCGCGCTGGTTCGTCAGGGGGCGCTCCTTCATCAGCCCCTCCTCGTTCACCAGCAGCAGAATGCCGTCCACGTCCTTCTCCCGCGCCCACTCGGCGCTCAGCAAGGCGGGCACCGGCTCGATCGGCCCGCCCACCAGCTTCTGCAGGGTCTCCAGCTTCATGCTGTCACCATCATCACACTTCATGTTGAACGCCCGGTTCTTCGCCGGGATCACGATCATATAACGGTCCATCTTAGCCCTCCCTCGCTGCTTCTTCTACGCTGACTGTGTCCATGCAAAAATGCAGCTCCCGCAGCACATCGTTCTGGGTTTTCTCGTCTACGCCGGCACTTTTCATCGCCATCCGGCAGTAGCCCATGCAGGCCGCGTTGCTCCACGGGCCATTGATGTCCTTGATGGCCGCCATAATTTCTTCGTACTTCATAATTTCTCCATTTCCCCCGGCTCCCCGCCGGGGCTTTTTTCATGTGCTCTTGTCCGGTTCTCCACCTGGTGGTACAATCCAACCAGAAAGGATGTGTTTTTCTTGATAATCTCCATTTTTACCGCATTTGCGGCAGTCGCATCGTGCATTATTTCTGCCTTTGACTTGTACTCTACAAATCAGCTAACAAAATACACTGTGCAGGCTACCCATGATTTGGAATCTGAAAAGCTCTTTTTCAATGCCAAAACGGAAGCCTACCACACATTTCTTCGTTCTGCATCCGATTTTATGGCCAATCCTTCTGCGGAAAATGCCATGAAGCTGAACACGGCTTGTACCTATGCCGTCCTTTTTTCCGGCCAAAAAACTCAGGATGCTATCAGCGCTTATGGAAAATCTCTTGTTTGCTATCAGTCCGACCCCAAATCAGAAGCTCTCGCCGCTGAAATGGTTCATGCTCAGGTTACTGCGATGCACGCCATGCAAGAAGAATTAAGTACCACAATGCGTTCAAAAGTGCCACAATAACAGCAATTACCTCAACGAACACTCCGATTTTTCTCATGCGCGCCTTTCTCTTGATGAATCCTTTCGTAAAAAGAAAACTGCCAATTGAGCTCACCAGTATCGCAGTCGTGCTCATGATCAAGCATATTTCCTCAGCCGCCACCTCTTCACCCCCTTTTCCTTCCCCCGGCTCCCCGCCGGGGCTTTTTCATGCGCTCTTTTTCGGGTCGGCGGGCTGGGGGATTCCAAAAAGCTCATTCGGGGTAACACCCAAAGCCTTGCAAATCGGAACAACATCATCCGAGGTCATACGCTTCCGACCGCGAAGCATTGCGTTAAAAACCTTTGGCTCATATCCAGCTGCACGCGCAACTGCCGATTGCTTCAGGCATTTTTCGTCAATTACCTTGTAAATCGTATCCACTACTGCCATTGTTCAGCTCTCCTTTCATGTACAAGTTTCTTTGGACAACACTACAATAGCACAAAGTTCTTTAACAGTCAACATTTTTGTGCAAACTTCTTGTACTTTTATCTTGACTTTTGAAGATGCTATCTTTATACTGAAAATTGAAGATACTGTATTGGGAGGTGATTTTTATGTCTTTTGCAAGCCGTCTTAAGCAAGCTCGAGAACAAGCCGGATTAACACAGCAGGCTTTTGCTGATAAGCTCGGCGTAACCAAGAACTCTATCAGCAACTACGAAAATGGCGTGAGCAGTCCAAAGTGGGATATTCTGTTAAAAATTTTCGATGTGCTTCATGTTGACCCTAACTTCTTATATCAGGACAATTTTTCTCCTATTGAAGCAGCGTCTCTTCGTTCCGCGATACAAGCAGTGGATGAACAAGAACAAGCCCAGATCTCCGAATTGACTTCGGACTTCAAGAAGCTAAACGATGACGGAAAAGTAAAAGCACTGGAGCGGGTGCACGAGCTGACAGAAATCTCCCGTTATCAAAATCTCTACGCTATTGCCTTTGAACAGTACAAAGAAAAAAATATAAAATAACCGCCTTGGTCACCCAAAGCGGTCAAGTTGTATATGATGGAGGGGTCACAAATGAGGAAGAAACTTCTATCTGCAAGTCTCAGTATTATCATTGTTGTTTTACTTTTAGTCGGTTGTGGCAGTTCCGATTCGTCTGGCGGTACTATGGCAAGCGGTTCTTGGACACCCGGGCAAACATCTATCAAACTTCTTGGTGCATCATGGTATGCCGAAAACGGTTATATCCATGTTTTTTACAGCATTGAAGCAACCAATAAGAGTTCTCGTACTTTTGACGGTTCCTCCTTTAACATCACCTGCCTCGATGAAGAAGGCCGTGGTTTGGATTTTTCCTCAGGGTACATAGTGCCTATTGCCCCCGGTGATACCATTCGATTCTCAAATTCGCTCAAATATTTTGGTCGTGCGCCAACATCTGTCGATCTTCGTTTTATGGACAATATCGGTATGTATTCTGACGATTATGTACCTTATCAGTCAGCGTTCCCAATTAGCAATATTTCCACATCCTCCAGCAATGATTTTTATACAGTTTCCGGCACTGTTACAAATAATAGTACCGAAGAACAGGGCATTATGGTATCAGCTATTTTCGCACAAAAAGGTGAGATTATCGGTGGATATTTCACTTATGTAAATCCATTGTACGCAGGTGAATCCGAGTTATTTTATATTCTTGCACCACGAGCTTTTGAGGGATGCGACCTATATGCAGTTACAGCAAATGCATATTAACATCTTTCTTGGTTCTCTTCTACGCATCCTTTTCTAGTACATAAAAAATAACTCCGCCAGTGCGGCAAACACCAGCGGGGCAAAACAACACCCCCGCCGGGCTCAGCCGGTGGGGGATTATGAATAAAGTTTGTATTTCAGATACTTGTCAATAGGTTTTTCAAACTTTTTTTGTGATGTTCGCAACAGTTCACAAAAATTTTGTGTACAACATGCCTCCAGAGGCGTATAATAATGGCAACGGAACCCGCTAAGCCTCTGGATGCGAAAGCATTCATGCGTATCATGGCGGGTCTTTTTTTATACCTTTATTTCGAGGACAAACAATATGGCAGAACCAAAACCATTTTCTCCGTATGAAGAGCAGCTTTCTATCCTTCGTGGGCGAGGTCTAGCAATTCCAGATGAAGAGCTTGCCTTACAGTGGCTTCGGGAGAAAAATTATTATCGATTAAGTGCATACTCTTTAACGCTTCGCCAGCGTGACACTGCCACTGGTAATGACAAATTTTTCGATGGAGCATCTTTCTCAGACATTATAGATTTATATGAGTTCGATGATCAGTTTCGAGCTGCCATATTTCATGCTGCATCTGTTGTGGAGACAAATCTTAAATCTTATGTTGCTTATTATCATGCGCGGCAGTACGGTCCTATCGGATATCTCGATGGAAAGAACTTCGAAGATCCCTGGCGACATGCCAAATTCTTGAATGCTCTTTCAAAGTCTCTTAATCTGCGAAAGGATGAACCCTTTGTTCTACATCATCACAACGACCTGAACGGCATTTATCCGTTGTGGGTAGTGGTTGAAGTCCTATCATTCGATCAGATTTCTATGATGTACCGTAATCTCTCAAAATCTGACCGTGCCGCAATCGCGCGAGAGTTTTATAGCATCCCTTCCCGCGAATATATTGAGAACTGGATACATTGTTCTGTTGTTGCGCGAAATATTGCTGCACATGGAGCACGATTCTATCACAGAAAGCGCATAAACCCTCCTGCTAAGCTTCCCAAGGAGATCAACGAATATGGAACAAAGCCTTTTGGATACGTCTATGCGCTTTATCAGCTCTTGCCTCAGAACGAGAGATTCACTTTCGCCAGCTGTATTCAAGTCTGCTTTGCTGAACACCCTTCTGCCAAGCCCTCTGAACTTGGTTTTCCCTCTAACTGGCATGAGCTTATCAAATAATCATCTATAAAGAATCCCCGGCAGCTCTGTACGATAGAGCCGCCGGGGCCAGATGGGGAATCTGTCTGTCGGAGAATAATCATAAAATAAGAAAACACGCCTGCTGAGCAATTTCATTGTACCATGATCCTGCTCAGCGCACAAGGAGCAATCATGGCAAGAAAAAAGAAAGTATCTCCCGGGAACCGTCTGGTTGCCTACTACCGTTACAGCGGCGGTTCCCAGCAGACCGAGCAGAGCATCGAGGGCCAGCGCCGGGACTGCGAAGCCTACGCCCGGCAGCATGGCTTGACAATCGTGCATGAATACATTGACCGGCACATTTCGGGCCGTGGTGTTGAATCCAGGCTGGCTTTTCAGCAGATGATCGCAGATAGCAGCAAACATCTGTTCGATCTCGTGATCTGCTGGAAAACTGACCGTTTTGCCCGCAATCGCTATGATAGTGCGGTCTACAAAAAGAAGCTGCGAGATAACGGAGTTCGTATTCTTTATGCAGCCGAAAGCTCTGTGGAAGGACCAGAGGGCATTATTTTGGAAGGTCTGATGGAATCCCTGGCCGAATACTATTCCGCTGAGCTGGCTCAAAAGATGCGGCGTGGTATGCGGGAATCCGCACTCAAGGGGAAGGCAATCAATCCTAACCGCCCCCTGGGGCTTACCACAGATGAACACAAGCGTTTTATTATTGACGAGAAAAATGCCCCCACTATCCGGTTCATCTTTGAGCATTATGCGGCCGGAGAGAGCAGTGCTTCCATCGTGGATCAGCTGAACGCTGCCGGGCTCCGTACCAGTAAGGGCAATTCTTTCAACAAATGCAGCATTCCTCGCATCATCCAGAATGAAGCCTATCATGGTGTCTATATCTGCAAAGCCTACGATGTCCGTATTGATGGGGCAATCCCCGCCATCATCGACGATGATTTATGGAAGAGGGCGCAGAAAATGCTCACGCTCAATAAACAGCACCGTGCACCACATAGTTCCCATGCTGATTACTTGCTCTCTGGCAAGCTTTTCTGCGGTTGCTGCCACAGTCTGATGCGGGGTATCTCCGGCCACAACTGCCGCAACGATGTTTACTATTACTATGCTTGCGGGAATAAAGCTGATGGCGGTACCTGCAAAAAGAAAAACATCCCAAAAGATGTTGCCGAGAATCTTGTGGTCAATGCCATCTGTGAAAATATCCTTCGTCCAGACACTCTTGAAGATCTGGCCGACGCTATTGCCGCTGCACAGCAGGCAGATGTCAACCAGCCCGATTCAGAGCGTGCAATGTTAGAGCAAAACCTGGCTGATGTGCACCGAAAAATCAACAATATCATTGAATCCATTGAAAACGGTACTGCCAGCTCTCGTCTGTCCGCCCGCCTTGCTGACCTGGAACAGCAGGAAAGCACTCTCAACTATCAGTTGGAATCCCTGAAAGAAATTCATCCACCCGTTCTGGATCGTGAGCGTATCCTTTTCCTGTTGGAGCAGTTCCTTATCTCTCCCAATGAACGTACCGAGGATTATAACCGCAGGATCATTGATACCTTTGTAAATCACATCGAGATCACAGACACGGAAATGCTTATTTATTTTAATCTTTCCGAAGCGTCTGCTTCCGAAAAACAAAAAAATTCCCAGTCGAACAGTTGTTCGACTGGGAATCATCTGGTCCGAGTGGCGAGAATCGAACTCACGGCCTCTTGAACCCCATTCAAGCGCGCTACCAAAACTGCGCTACACCCGGATATCGTCCTCTGCCTCCCTACCGAAGCATTGGCGACAACAAATATTATACGCATCTTTCCGGGTTTTGTCAACACTTTTCTGCATCTTTTTCTGATTTTTTCAAGAAAAGTATGATTTTTGTCGTATGAGCGCCGCTTTACTTTTTTGCTTTTGCAGCAGTTTCCGCTTCCGCGGCCCGCAGCTGCCTGTCCTTTTCCAGCAGGGGCTTGAGGTACTGGCCGGTAAAGCTGCCGGGCACCTCGGCCACCTGCTCGGGCGTACCCTCGGCAATCACCAAGCCGCCGGCGCTGCCGCCTTCAGGGCCAAGGTCAATGATGTGGTCCGCACACTTGATGAGATCCAGGTTGTGCTCGATGACAATGACCGTGTTGCCCGCATCCACCAGCTTCTGCAGCACCTCGATCAGGCGATGCACGTCCGCAATGTGCAGGCCGGTGGTGGGCTCGTCCAGAATATACACCGTTTTGCCGGTGCCGCGGCGGGCAAGTTCGTTGGCCAGCTTCACACGCTGGGCCTCGCCGCCGGACAGGGTGGTGGCGCTCTGACCCAGGGTCACATAGCCAAGGCCCACATCCAGCAGGGTCTGCAGCTTGCGGGCGATCTTGGGCTGGTTGGCAAAGAACACCACCGCCTCCTCCACGGTCATGTTCAGCACGTCGGAGATGGTCTTTTCCTTATACTTTACCTCCAGCGTCTCGCGGTTATAGCGCGCGCCCTTGCATACCTCGCAGGGGACATAGACATCCGGCAGGAAGTGCATCTCGATCTGCAGGATGCCGTTGCCCTCACAAGCCTCACAGCGGCCGCCCTTGACGTTGAAGCTGAACCGGCCCGGGCCATAGCCGCGCATCTTTGCATCCTGGGTCTCGGCAAAGACGGCGCGGATATCGTTGAACACGCCGGTATAGGTGGCCGGGTTGGAGCGGGGCGTGCGGCCGATGGGCTGCTGGTCGATGCCAATGACCTTATCCACGAACTCAAGACCCTCCACCCCGTCGCACTTGCCCGCACGGCTGCGGGCACCGTTCAGCTCACAGGCCAGCGTCTTGTACAGGATCTCGTTGATCAGGCTGGACTTGCCGGAACCGGAAATGCCGGTCACACAGACGAACTCCCCCAGCGGGAACCGGACATCAATGTTGCGCAGGTTGTTTTCCCGGGCACCTTTCACGGTCAGGAAGTTTCCATTGCCGGTGCGGCGGGTCTGGGGCACAGCAATGCGCTTGCGGCCGGAAAGATAATCGCCAGTGATGCTCCGCTTGGCCTTACAGATATCCTTCACGGAACCCGCCGCCACGATCTCGCCGCCGTGAACGCCCGCGCCGGGGCCCACATCCACGATATAGTCCGCGCTGCGCATGGTATCTTCGTCGTGCTCGACCACGATGACGGTATTACCGAGGTCCCGCAGGTTCTTCAGGGTCGCAATGAGCTTGTCGTTGTCACGCTGGTGCAGGCCAATGCTGGGCTCGTCCAGCACATAGAGCACGCCGGACAGCGCACTGCCGATCTGGGTGGTGAGGCGGATGCGCTGGCTTTCGCCGCCGGACAGGGTGCCAGCCGCGCGGGCCAGGGTCAGGTAATCCAGACCCACGCTCTGCAAAAACTGCAGGCGGTTCCGGATCTCCTTCATGATCTGACCGCCGATCTGCCTCTGCTTCTCGGTCAGGTTCGGCTCATTTTCGGCAATAAATTTCAGCTCATCCCGGATGGACATTTCGCAGAACTCGCTGATGTTCTTATTCCCAACGGTCACTGCCAGCACCACCGGCTTCAGGCGCTTGCCGTGGCAGTCCGGGCACTCCACGCCGGACATGAAGCTGCCGATCTCTTCCTTCATCCACTCGCTGTTGGTCTCCCGGAAGCGGCGCTCCAGGTTCTCCACGATGCCCTCAAACGTATTATAGTAGACACCGCTGCCGAACTCGTTGGTTCGGTGCATCTCGATCTTTTCGCCGTTGGTGCCGTAGAGCAGGGCGTTCACCGCCTCGGTGCTCATATCCTTGATGGGCGTGTCCAGCGTAAAGCCGTATTTTTTACCCAGACCAAGGTAGTACATTTCGCTGACAGAGCCCTCGGCGTAGTACCAGCCGCTGGCCTTGATGGCCCCCTGCCGGATGGACAGGTTCTTATTGGGCAGGATGCGCTCCTCGTCCACCCGCATAAACGTACCAAGGCCCGTGCACTTCTCACAAGCACCCTGGGGGTTGTTGAAGGAGAAGAGCCGGGGCGACAAGTCCCCGATGGAGATGCCGTGCTCCGGGCAGGCAAAGTTCTGGCTGAAGGTCATGCACTCCCCACCGATAACATCGACCTCGGCGATGCCGCCGGTCAGGGCCAGCGCAGTTTCCAGCGAATCTGCCAGACGGCCCCGGATGCCCTTGCGCATGGCAAGGCGGTCCACCACGATCTCCACCGTGTGCTTGATGTTCTTTTCCAGCGTGATCTCTTCGTCCAAATCATACAGATTGCCGTCGATCCTCACGCGGGAGTAGCCGCCCCGCCGGGCGGCATCCAGCTCCTTCTGCTGTGTGCCCTTGCGCTGACGCACCACAGGAGCCAGCACCTGGAATTTGGTGCCGTCCTCCAGCTTGAGCACGGCATCCACCATCTCATCCACGGTCTGCTGGCTGATGACACGGCCGCACACCGGGCAGTGGGGCACGCCCACCCGGGCATACAGCAGGCGCAGGTAATCATAGATCTCGGTCACGGTGCCCACGGTAGAGCGGGGGTTGTGGCTGGTGGTCTTTTGGTCGATGGAAATGGCCGGCGACAGGCCGGTGATCTCATCCACATCGGGCTTGTCCATCCGGCCCAGGAACATCCGGGCGTAGCTGGAAAGGCTCTCCACATAGCGGCGCTGGCCATCGGCATAAATGGTATCGAAGGCAAGGCTCGACTTGCCGGAACCGGACAGGCCGGTCATAACAATGAATTTTTCGCGCGGGAGGGTCAGATCAATATTCTTCAGGTTGTGCTCCCGTGCGCCTTTGATGACGATCTTATCGTTTGCCAA